ATTGAAGACGTCATCCTCTGTGGCCCCATCTGCTAGGACGTGGTCACGGACTGCAAGGATGATCTCATCGAGCGCCGCTTTGATCTGTGGCGCTAGGTCGCTCTGACGTCGTGGCACCATGTCGGCTAACTGTGGGAATCGATCAACGAGCTGATCATGATCAAGCCCAGTGTTGAACGGTCGAGGGGTGACCTTGAGTATACCGCTCTCTGTCTGCGCTGAGCCTAGGTTGTCGGTGTAGGTCAGCGTGTAGGGGTATGAGCCGGTGACAGCGTTGGCGCTCGGTATGTCCACATAGGCAGACGCGAAGTTGAGCGTGGCTGCTGTGGTGAGGTCGAGCTCACGCGGTAAGGGCTCTGCTAAGATGGCGGTCGTGCCACCAAGGCGAGTCACCTTGACTGCATAGTATGTGTCGCGAGTGGTGCGCAGGAACGCTCTGACCTCATCACGCTCAAGCGTAGTGCTCACGCTAGACGTGAGTGTGAGGGTGCGCCGATCATCAGCCACAGCGCTCACTGACACATCATCTCTGAGCGATGCGAGCGCGCTTGTGTATGGTGTGCTGAATCCAACGGTCAGCTCAGCGTCACCTGCGTGAGGTGTGCGAGGGTGCCATACAAAGTGGATGGCCTCACCGGTCACTGCTTTTCTCATCGTCTGCCCCTCGCGTTTGCTCTGGTGATGTCAGCCGTTGTGGCTCGGTCGAGCTTTGCTGACTCTATGAATCCCTCACTCACAGGGCTCCAAGTGTGACGGCAGTTGTAACCACCACACGACGTCATGACGTTTAAGCCCTGACCGTTGTTGAGCTTTCGCATCTGCTCACTCGTCACCACCTTATCAATGAGCGCCCTGCAAAAGCCACGAGTCACGCCATCAAGTGGGCCGGTGTAAAGATAGTGGTCGAGGTCAGCAGCCGCCGCAGCTGCAGCGGTGATCGACCTGCCGTATTGACTAATCCTTGTTTTGACCTCAGTGAGCTGTCTGCCCTCAGAGCGCTTGAGACGCTCCTCGAGCTCACTAGCCACGATCTCAATCGGCACCTCCAAAGCTAAGGAGGTCAGCGCTGATCTGATCGCGCTCTGAGTGTCGGGTAGGATTACGTCCTCAAAGACCTGAGTCACAGCTTGAGTCTGGATCTGCTCTAGCTGTGGCAGGTCATCAAATGAGAAGTCAGGTTCGATCACGTTGAACGCTCTCTCAACCGCGTCCTTGATCTTACCCTGACTCTCAACATATTCATCAACGGCAGCTCCCATCCCCCCCCTCAATATGAAGTCTAGGAGCTGCTCGTTGTTGAACGATAGCAGCAGCTGTGGGTCACTCGACACAGCAGCCATCTGCAATAGCGTGACGAGCTCACGCCGAGAGGCAGAGAGCGCGCGCCCGAACGATTGCTCAGCGCTGATCTCTGCCTTCAGTTGATCGCGTCTAGCTCTGATCAGTTTAGCCTGATCACCGCTCAAGCCCTTGGCCTGTTTGGTGAGGTCAGCTACAGCGAGTTTGTCAGCATCCTCTGAGAGGGTGACATGCTCGGCGTGACCCTCTAGCAGAGAGTCAAGGATGCCGAGTTCCTCGAGCTGTAGCAGGCTGTGATCATTCAGAGCTAGATTCATGGTGCGCGCCTATCAGGTGAGGCAGTTCGTGACGACGTGACCAAGCGTTGAGTCAATCGCCTTGAACTGGTTCACCTCCTCAGCGTAGACGTAGCGGCGTGTCTTGTCGAGGCTGTCATACTGACCGGCAACCATTGAGCCAAACTGGAAGTTGAGCGCCGCCACAGGCATGCCCTTGACGTTGCCACTCTTCTGCACAATCGCATCAGAGCCACGAAGGATGCCCATGAACACAGTCTCATTCTCCCAGATGTAGTCCTCATCACTAGTCGCGCCAGGGACCGCGTTATCTTGGCGAGCTTGACCGACGAGGATATTCGGTATGCCGAGGATGTCACGCAGTACGGCGATCACAGCCTCATCGTTGAGGATGCGGTTACCTGCCGCGATGCCTGAAGATGAGTCACCCACATAACCACGCACCTCAGGGTTACGAGCAAGAGCGCGGAACGCCTTGCGACCGAAGATGAGTGAGTCGGGGTTGATGCCGTGTGCAGCCTCAAACACAGTATCCTTGAGCTCGTGCAAGAACGTGAGAGGCTCAGCGCCCACCGCGTCAAACTTGTCCGTAGGGGTCGAAGTGTTGAACGCAGACGAGTCGAAGAGGATGTCAGCCGCGCGCTTCTCGCGTGCAAGCTTCATGACGCGCGCTACCTTCTTAGCAATGCGCTGTTCCTCAGAACCTGGATACTGAGAGTCAAGAATGTCCTCCATCGCGATGCTATCCTGAGCCGCGTAGATCCGCGCCTTGAAGGTCTGTGAGCTACGGTCGAACCCGCCGATAGAAGCGCGTGAAGAACCAGGAGCGCGCTCAAGGTCGAGCCCTGCGCCTGCGCCCATAAAGTTGCGCGTCTCCTCGAGGAGGAGTGTACCCGAGCGCTCAGGAACCGTGATGGTCTCAAGGCATTTGTCAGCGATGAGTTGGTCATCAGATGGGACAGCCTCAACGACAAGGCTGGTAAGGATCTGATCGACCGGATGAAGATTAGTATATGAGCTAGCCATGTCCTACTCCTTAAGCAGACTTGTAGTTGCTAGGGCCTGTGAACACGACCTTGATTTGATCGCCATCAGCAGGTGAAGCATGATTGATATTTGGGATGACGCGAGCCACAGAGAAATTCCCTGAGCCCTTGACGAGTGGGATGAGCTTGCCTCCTGTAGAAGCCATGAGCAGAGACGTGGTCTCAGGAGCGATTGCAGCTCCTGCGATTGCGCGAGTAACTCCACCAATGATCACATCCACAGCGTCACCCGCTGAAGCTGCGCGCTGAGCGATACCAACAGCCGCCTCACTAGTTGAGTCGGTGACCACTGCCACCTTGCCATCTGAATCGACAGCTACGAGAGCGAACTCTGTAATAGTCCCGCTCGCGATGAATGATACCATGTTGTCTGTGTTAGCCATGATCAGCCTCCAAACGCTTGATTGTAGTAATCGGGGTTCTGAGCGCGGAACTGGACCAACGCCTCAGAGTAAGTGATTGATTTCTCAGAGGCGAGCTTACGAACCTCACCATCGAGTGATTGACGAGTGATCTCGCGACCCGAAGCGCCATGACCAACCTCTGCTAGAGGGATAGCGCTTGAAGGCTGACGCTCTGAGAACATCTGCCAGAACTCAGGCTGAAGCTCACGCATTGCCCAAGCCTTGCCAGCGATGGTCTCCTCAGCGGGTGTGATGCGACCATCACGGAGGAGGGTGCTGACTGCCTCGCGCTTCTCGATCTCAAGCTTCTCAGCCTCGATCTTCTCAAGACGCTTGGTCAGTGCGTTGTTGCTCTCACGCAGTGCGTTGATCTCGTTCAAGAGTGTTGGCGCTTGCTCACTCATCTTGTACGTCTCCTTCTTCTCGTCGTGGTCCTCTGACTCTGCGAGCTTCTCTTCATCGTCCTTAGACTCTGCGAGCTCTGCGAGTTCTTCAGACTCGTTTGACTCCATCATCGCTGACTCTGAGTCCTGCTTCATTTCTTTGATCTGCTGCTCGAGCTCCTTGACCATCTCATCTTTAGCAATGAGCATAGCGCGAAGATCCTCTACAGACATGCTTTCGACGTTGTCCATCTCTAGCCTCTCGTTGAGTGTGACGCGGTCAATCTTGCTGTTAGACTGAGCCGGTCTTGGGGTTAGTGTGATTGCGAGTAGCTGGGCATCTCCAACCTTGGCCCCGCCTGCGCGGTCGAAGACCTCACCGGCTAAGAACTCAGGGGAGCTCCACAAGACGCCACCGGCCTCGTTGACCACGTTGAGACCACGCTCATTATAAGCAGGGTAGGCATACAACCCATCTGCTCTAAGCTCTAGGTCAACGATGAGTCCAAGAGCGTTGCCACTCTCGGGGGGAGCAGGGGGCCCGCTCTGATAAGGTGAGGTCGCATGTTGCCAGTCGATGATGACAGGGTCTGACTCTCGCCTCTCCTTGAAGACGCGCACCATCTCAGTGAGCATCTCATTGTTGATCTCCTTGCCAACGTTCTCGCCATTCATGCGCGAGCTCACTTGGCCTAGGCTCAGCGTCTTGAATGGTCGGCCAAGGGTGAGACCATCAGGGATATCATAAGCGACGTTGAGCGCTTCAGAGTATGCCCTGAGCGCCTGCGCCTTTTCATCTGCAGTGTCCATCTGCTTAACCACTTTCCGAGCCCAAGCATAACCAGCGTCACCGCCCCAACCATGCCAAGCCTGCCAACCCTTCCCTTGGTCATCCCAAGTCGAGCCCTGCTTGTCTCCCTCGTGACGAGTGAAGTAGTTGAGCATGCGCTTGACTGTGTCGGGGCTGAGCTCCTTGCCGTTGGCGAGGTCACGAGCTCTGGCTAATCCCACCTCAGTCATCCCGCGCTGTGATGGTGGCTTGTCAGCTCTGACCTCAAGAGCGCGCTTGCCTGCGTCTTGAGCTCCTTGAGGAGGTGTAAAGTCAATGTGTGAATAACGGCTCGGCGCGAGTGATTCAGACTTAGCCTCTGACTCAGTGCGCTGAGGGTGCCCCTTGGGGAGTAGGTCAAGGTCAGTGTTGTATGCCTTCTTGCGCTGACCTGTCCCGACCAATTTAAGGAACGTATTGAC